CCGTAGATACTTTTATACGAATTTGTGATTCTGCTAATGTTGGTCTATCATGAAGATATGTAATTGTAGAACCATCTTCTTGAACTTCCTGAGTACAATAAAGTCCTTTTGCTTCTCTTTCTATGTCCTCTTTTAAATCATCTAATGCTTGTTCATAATTTGTTCTTTGCTTACGTAACTGTTTTCTGGTATCTACAAATGCTTTTGTTTGAGAAGAAAACCTTGTAGCGTTATTTCTTGATGGGGTCTCTGCTCCGCACACTATTGTTTGAGGTGCTTTAGGAGAAAAATCAGTTCGTGTGATAAGAATTGGATGTTCAACCCCTTTAGAGTCCCATAAGAGTCCAACATCACCAGCTTCAATCGTAGGATCGTTTGCGTGTGTAACATCACACTTTCTAAATGTTAATCCTATAAGTTGTGCAGATAAATAATCCAACACTGTTTGTGCATTGCTCTCAGTAATAAATGGATTACCTTCTACTACTATTTCATAATCATCAGTACCGGCGGAATACGTTTTAGTATCTTCTTCTGCATCAGAGTCTAATTCAATAATAATTTTTACACCTGTGATTACTACATCATCAACTCCAATATTTTGTGAATACAGAGTATTAATATGATGAGGAATCCTACTGTCTGTAAACGCACCACCATCGATAGTTGTTCCTGCTGTCCACGGATTAAATGTTCCACCGTTTGTATTTGTTCCTGCTGTCCACGGATTAAATGTTCCACCATCTAACGTATTACCTGGATTTTCAAGTGCTTCTATATCAAACCATTTAATCTCAAGTCTACCTTCTGTGTCACACTTTGCAAAACATCCTGCTAGTGTAGCAACATATCCTAACACATCTCTAAATGTTGTATCATCATCACTGGGTCTTGTACTAACAATGTATTCTTTATTAGGAAAGTTTGCTGATGATGGTGCCAGTGTGACATCACAATTATATGTTGCACACGCATCTTGTACAATCTCTTCTAATGTAGCAGGATAAGCGAGTGTACTTAAACTATACGGTCTGTCAAACTTCTCCATATTATCTAGCATCGATAATGTTATAGTAGAACTTCCGTATGTTGCATTATCTACTGTAAACTCACCAAGTTTAAGTTCTTCGGGAATTATAACCTCTTGATCATTAACTATGGCTTCAACATTTAATGATACATATAATGCTACTTTAGCATTTTTGAAATCATAGTCAGAATATATTTCGTCATTGTTATATAATATAAGTTGCGCTGATCCTATAACTGTAGAACCAAGAGCATTGAAACTATTATCTTCTGACACTGCACCTTCTATTTCAAAGCCGTTTGACATTATGTAATCATTTTGAACGGTTAATTCTTGATTGTTAGCAAGTGTTATTCTTGCCCTACAAGAATAATCTCGTTCATCATTATATAATTTTCGTTTAAAAGAATTGGATACAGATAACATATATCCCCCTTAAATTCTTATGAAAGATAGTGTAATATCTCCCCAAGTATTTTTCTTAGCAACAAGGTTTTTAGCTTTTGCTTCTCGCTTACCTATATAAAAATCACCAGTAATAAATTGATCGGGTTTTCTAGGATCAGCGTGAGTAAATTTCACTTTTGTTTTACCATCAACAGCATTTAATATCTTTGCCGCATCTTCCCACGATACACCTTTCCATACACAAGCGTAAGTATCTTTTACTGCAACAACATCTTTATGCATTTTACCATCGAGTGTACGTCCTGTATTTTCAGATGATAAATCCTCAACACTAAATTTATACTCAGATGGGGTGGGTATTGCCACCCCATCAACTTTAAATGGATTCTTTGCAAATGCCAATTAATCACCCCCTTGTCACTGACAACTTGGTAGAACTGAATCGTCTATCAAGACGTTCATTACCTCTATTTACGTGTCGTGCAAGCTGTTCGTCTCCAATCGAGAAATTGATATTAAGATAATCTCTTATTACCTCAATTAAAATATCTCTCAGATCGTCAAGGCTAATATTTTCATCTTGATTGTATTGTAACATATCAATGATCCTATTTAAAGCGTTATTTGCTTCATCTTGGTTAGAATACTTACTTGTGAACGGAACAACTTCACCAGTAACAACTGCGGGAATTTGAAGATTCTTAATCGCTCCATCTTGTACTGCATCACTCATAGATACCACTGCTTTGATAGCAAGGTTTTGTTCATCAAGAACACCCTCTGCTAAACCAGCGGGAATCATCTTACCAACTGTATCTCTAAATACTTTAGAGGGAGATGCTATACCTAATGTATTCTTTGCGGCCTCTAACAAATCACTTGCTACATTAGATACTGTTATAGATAACCAGTTCCATCCAGATTCGATACCATCTTCGATACCGCTCATTATATTTGATCCGATATCATCCCAATCAGTATCTTCAAAATAACCTTTAATATCAGAAACAGCATCAGATACGGTAGATGTTATACTCTTCCACGGAGTTGAGTTTGTTATACTATCGTGTAATTTAGTGAGTACGTCATCCCCGACTTTTTTCCATCCGCCATTGAAAAAGAAATTTTTAATTTCATCTATCTTTTTGGTGATGAAGCTAGTTATTGTATGCCACTTATCACTAAGACCTTTAAGTAATCCAGCAACAATAAAATTTCCTTGCTCTTGCATTACTTTAGAAGGAGAACTAATTCCAAATGCTTTCTTAAATCCTTTAATGAAAGGTTGGAATATATTATTGTATATCCACTGTCCAAGATTTGCTAACGCATCTAATATGCCTTTCAACAAACCTAACATTGTGAATTGACCATCTTTAAAAGCAGTCTGTTCCCACCAAGTTACAACACTACTCCATGCACCTTGAATGAGTCCCCATAGAAACGCAGTAAGTCCACCAAGAACTGCTCCTAATGCTTTGAATAAAGCGGTTGCTACGCCACTCCAATCAATCGCACCAACGAACTTTGCTACATTCTGTCCTAATCCTTCCCAATCAAAATGCTCAATCGCAGATGATAAGAAATTTAATGCACCTATAATTCCTATTGATAAGTTACTACCTACTACAGTCCAATCTATTGTCTGAACAATGTTGGTTAATCCTGTTGCGAGACTTAATCCTGCCGTGACCCAATCAAAGTTCTCAACAAATCCTTGAATTGTGTGAATCCAAGCATTGATATAAGCACCTAGAGTCGATCCAAGTGCGGCCCAATCTATGTTAGAAATTAATCCATTAAGTCCAGATGCAAACGCATTTCCTATTGCATACCAATCAATCCCAGTAAGAAGGAGATTCATTGTGTATATAATAGTATTTATACCCGTTGCAAATGTACTTCCTATTAAATTCCAATCTACCGCTTTTATTAGAGCATTTAACGTTTGGGTAATTGCAGTTACGATCTTTGTGATTTTACCACCAAGATTTTTCCAAGATATAAGTTTTTGTGCCTTTGTAAACACGCTATTTATTTGCTGTCCGAGAAATGTTCCAAGTCCTGTCCAATCTTGGTTTTTAATAAAATCACGAATCTTATTTGCAAACTCCGACATTGCTGTACTGATCGGTTTTGTTTCAAACATATCAGCACCAGTAGGTGTTACTGTTCCTCCTGTACCAGAACCCGCTCCTGCACCGCTTGTATCATCTGTTTTATTTTTATCAGGGTCTTTCAGAATTTCTACATCATCAAACCCCGCTATTGTTTTCTTATAATCTTTGGTAGCTTTAGTATTCTTTTTCGTTGCTTTACTTGCTTTATCTGTAGATTTTGAGGATTTATCAAGAGACTCAGCATAATTAACCTGCAATTTCTTTGCAGTAATATACATTTTCTGTCCAGTTATGGCATATAAAAATTCTCCTACTTTAGCTATGGCTTGATTTAACATATCTAAAAATGTTGTTAATATAGGAGCAACTACAGAAATGATAGGAGCAAACGCCGCGGCAAAAGCATTTTTCAAAGTATAGAGAGAACTAAGGAAAGCTGATACTGTTTGATTGAAAGGTTCAGAATATTGAGATAAGTTACCAAAACCTTCGATCAACTGCGCTCTTAATCTTTTAACTAAGAAGAATACAGAACGAATACCAAGTCCATATCTAAGTAATGTTTTAAATCCTACATTAAGTGCATTATTAGATGACTTTGTACTTTTGTTAAGTCCGAGCATTGCTGATCCGAGTTTTTTGATTCCGGATATAATGCCTTGCCCAACTAATTTTTTAAGATTCTCTGCGGCATCTTTTGCTCTATCTCGCAAAGATTTTAACCCATTTTTGGCTTTCTCTACAGTAAACCCAGCAAATCTTCTTGCGGCATCAGCAACTCCTAACGCAAGCATTTTTGCACCGTTTGCCGCACCAACAAGAACATTTTTGAGTCCCATACCAGCTAACCGAACACCCATTTCAGTAAAACTGCTAGACTTTTCATATGCTGATCCAAATGCCCCGGCAAGATTGGTAACCGCTCCTTTTAATCGTTCATATAAACTAGGTTTTTGAGGTTTAACCATTCCTGCTTCTTGTGCCCGTTGTTTTAAAACAACCATTTGATTATTTGTATCGTTTAGTTGTGACGTTAGTTTTCTATAAGCATCTGTATCTATTTGAGGTGCATATGCAGTACCATTTTTGTGCATTTCTTGTAATTTAGTTCGTGTTTCATTTATGTGTTGGTCGAGTTGGACCCACTGAGCCGTTGTACTTTTAATATCTTTTATTGGTGCACCGTTTTCTAGCATCTTTGCTAATACGGCTGCTAATCTTTCTGCCTCATGCTGACTATCTTCTAATGTCTTTTTTAAACTTGCATATTCCGGGGTTGGCGTGTGTTCAAGCTGTTCCATTTTATTAACAAGTTGATTAGATTTATCATAGGCTTTTGCTATTTGTTGTTGTAAAGATTTAAATTTTGCAGAAACGTTACCTGTTGGAGTATTAAAAGCCCGTTCTAATTCATTTCGTAATTCTTCTGCCGTATTTTGTACATCACCGGCCTCAAGTCCAACATTTAAAGTAATATCTTCCAAAAATTACTCACCTCCTTGATTCCACAAATCGTGAATCAATTTATCTTCTTCCATCTGCTCTATTGTTTTACTATTCCAGTTAAAGTATTGAGGATTTTCTCTTCGAAACTTTGTTTCGTGTTTCTCTAACTTTGTACCGCGCATAATCTTATCTCTGATACTGATCACCGTAGAAATTGGCGATTCACCGATTGACATATAATATCCCATAAATGTCCACCAGTGTATATAAGGCTCAAAACGAATTTCTTTACCTGCAACTTTATTTACGGCACTACTAATTAATTGTGAGTCTTTTTCCCAATCAATTAGTTTATAATTTCTAGTATTATCAGTAATAGGACTTCCGCAGTTAAAAAATTTATACATCTCACTAATTGCGGTAGATAAATCGTCAAACATATTCACATCTTCGATGGAATTTAAATCTTCATAAAAAATAATGAGACTTGCGAACAATCGTTCCTGCTGTGATAATTCCACATCATTTAGAG